CCAATTATTGGTAAACGATTGAGCCAAAACTCCTCGACATAGTCCATAAAAAAATCTAAACCTAAATCCCCATTCACTAAAACTTTGTATATCTCTTTTAAGTCCTTGTCTAAATTGCTGAAATACACTTGTGCCAGGAATCTGTTGTAAAAAAAGATAACACCCATTTTCTACCGCGTCAGATTCGGGACAACCTGTTTTAATTCCAAAATTAACACTATTACCACTATAACAACTAAGATTTACCATTTTATCACAATCGGTTAGACTATCTAAAACATTAGTAGCTGCTAATTGTCCTTCAATATCAGGAGTTGATTGTGATGCTCCAGTTGAAAGTACGGGTTGAACTAATAATCCAGAACCATTATTTTGAAGAACGTATGACGCAAATACACTATTTTGTTGTAAAAGACTAGGGTAACCCAAAGGGTTCAAAACTAAATCAAATGTGTCCGAACTTGGAAGTCTTCCAGTTCTCATAATATTTTTACTAGGATTTGAAATTGATAATAACGTAGTTGATGGATATATTGGACTAAAATTATATCGAGTCATTCCTCCAACGTACACAGTATTTTGGCCGTATAAATCGTTCCCGACTTCTTCAGTTGAGGGGTTTGTTAAATACAATGCATCACCTCCTGATAAATCTTCGGCACTATTATAGAAATTCGGTCCAGTTGTTACACTGTATAACAAACCACCAGATATACTTCCAATCCCTTTAAGAACGCCACCATATGATATCAAACTAAGATAACTATTAGTAATAATTTGTGTAGAATCTAAACTTCCATAATATCTCACATTACTTGTTGTAAATCCGGAATATTGTTGTCCAGGCGTAACTGAACCGGCTACTCCAGGAGTAAAAAATTTAGATTGGAAAAATATATTATCCTGATTATCATGTTTTGGTACTGTAGTTGTAGAACCAGTGGGTACTTTTTGTATTGGAATATTAACTCTAGTTGAAGCTGTAAATACCCAATTAGGGTCATCAATATCTTGTCCAAATATTTTTCCAATACTATACTTGTTGGTAAGTAATGGTGAGTATGGGTCAACACCTCTTTGTATTATTACAACTTTTTGGTTTACAAAATCCTCAAAATAATCTCCTGGTCTTAGTATAGACGTAACATCAGTCCGATATCCGTTATTAGTATCACCAAAAAACCCAGCTCCCCGAAATTGAAGACGACTAACCACGGTACTTGTAGTTAGTAATTCTGATAAAAATCCAGAGCTACTTGATGCATTTGGAATAATAAAATTTGTCACCCCATTTATTACGTTAGTTGATATAGTAATTGCGGTCAATACTTGATAATATTCTATATCTGAAGGAAATGAATATCTTTGACAGGTATCTCCAGTACTTACTACCGTATATTCTGCAGTGCCCCCTAAACTTTGTAATTGTATACAATAGTCAATATTAGAAATGGTTTGAGGTCCAAGTGTTGTAACATTAACAGTATGACCAAGATTATTACAGTCTTTATAAGTAATAGTTCCTACATTACCATCTAAACCAGTTACTTCTACCCCAATACTACTAAAACAAAACTCCTCCATATTTTCATTTTTTGGAATAACATATGAGGTACTTAAATTATTTAATCTATTATTTGGGTCGGCGTATTCTACATTCATGACAAATTCATCAGTTTGTAATTTTCCTACAATACCAGTAACAGCATTTGTTGGTGATGCTCCTGCAGTAACTGTAACGTTCTGCGACCACAAAAAGTTAGAGTCTGTAGAACCAGAAGGGTTTATAAACGATAAAATTGAACCTGGTTCTAAACTTTCAACAAAATCAGGAACTAATAATACTGTTAAAGTATTATCATAATGATAGGTCAAATTTGCGTCAGCAGCAAAAGTGACTTTAATCCTATTAACATTGTCATAATACTTGTTATTGGTGTTAAAAATATTAATTCTAACACCTAACGGTATTGTACTTTGAAAGCTATATCCGTTTGGTCCAACAATAAATGGATTTGTAAGCGAGAAACTACTATCACTATCTAATATTTGTCGTGTATTACTAACCGCTGTTTTATAATTAATTGAACTAGGAACATTTGCAGGGTTTGTTGCAAGAGCTTCAGTCCAATTTAGAGTATATGGATTTTGATAAGTATAGCTGTCCCAGCTTATAAACGCCGGAAGTAGAAATGGGTCTGAGGCTAAATATTGTTGAATTAAGTCATAATAACGTGTTGGGTCAGATACTGGAGTTAAAAAATTAGCGTTTGATGATGGTATCTGTTCTGTTGGCGGTGCCAGTACTAATGTGTCACATTCACAAGCTTGACAGTCTGGATAGGTAATCATTGGTATTCTGAATGAATTATCTTTTCTTATACAATATTTAGAATATTGCTCGAATGGTCTATAGCCAAGAATAGAAATTTTAGAAATTGCACACAAAATGGAATAAAGAAAATTTTGTATAAACTGTATTAGGGTTGCAATGAATATAATTACCAGTCCAATTGGTTGTAATATTGTAAGAAGAACTGAAAATAAAAAATATATTAAATCAAAATTTCTAAACCCCTCATTTACTGGAAATTTATTGATGCTATCGCAATCTTGGCTATCAATTTCTTTAATACCTATAAATCTACCTCTAAAACCATTTTTAAATTGGTCAATAAATCCTGAAACCGTATAAACTCTATTAAATTCAAATTCATAAAAAGTATCTTCACAATTTATTGCTGCTTGAGTATTTGTATATCCCGTCCAATCTAATCCAAAATAATAAGAACCCGCTAATTCTTCATTATCTAAATAGTCGGGCTCCAAATTTGGGTCAGCTCCGGTACTTGTCCAACCATACTCTTTAATATTTGGAACTAAGAAATATGGTCGTTTTACGTCAGTTAATGATGGAGGTTGTTGCCACTTAATTTTAAATCTATATTTTGATTTAGTTGGTATTCCCAATGTTGGGTCATTTGAGATAACTCTCTCTCCAAATTCATTAGTGATAATATAATCTAAATTCATCGGTAATTCAGTTAACCAAACCCCATCACCGTCAATAATATTTCCTGATTGTTCTAATTTAAATTCTTCTAATATTGGTTTACCTGTATCATCTTGTTGAATAGTTTGTCTAATTACCAATATTTGTCCAGGTCCTGACTGTAAACTACAAAGATTTCCCATGTTATCTTTTGGTCTTGCTTTTTTTCTAACTCTAAATTTATCTGGAGTTGAGTATATTGAGCCCATAAAAACCGCAGTGGGTTGTATGTCAACATTTGAATCGTCTCTTAAATCAAAATCTAAACGATTAATGGCTATGTCACAAATATCAGGTTCACCCCAAAGTGGTGAAATGTCTAACTGTTTAACAGAATTTATAATTTGTGGTAATGAATTTAAATCTGTTGATGTTTTGAATCTATTACCCGCAACTTGTCCTTCAGTTGCAAGACCCATTCTAATTAAATCTTGCGGTGTTAATGAAAACTCTCCAATGTCAGATAAATCAACATCCATAACTACAGTTTGAAACCCTATTGGCACACCCATTATCATGTAATCACCACTTTCATTTGTTTTGGATGTTAGAAGATAATATTTGTCATAAATTTCAATTGTGGTTGTTTCTGTTAACGCATCCATTCTTGATGGAAGAGTTCCTGTTGCCGCATGAGCGGAATAAGATTTCATGTAAGGTAATAAATTATACCTATATCCATCTTCATTTGTATCGTTAGGTGATTTATATGGATAGATACTAGAAATTATTGGGTTTGATACATCAATATTACTAATAGGAATAAAGATTGATACTCTAGCGTTTGGTAATCCAAACCCATTGTTTGCCGTTACTCTTCCAACAATAACTCCATAATCAGCACAACTTCTATTATAAACATCTTCTTGTTGTAATGTTAAAGATAAAATCTCTAATTGTTCAAACTCTTGGTCTAATTGTACGTTGATTGTTTTGTTAATACCTAACTCAGTCCTTATTCTATATGATTGACCCATTAATACCTTTAATTAATAAATAGTTTATGTGGGATTTTTAAAATGAACACACACAATTAAATAATAATCTAAAGAAAAAATAAGTGAACTTGTTAAGAGAAAGTAATCGATTGGAAGTTTTTAACTGAAACTTTAATATCTTTACCAGGGTACCTAATTTGATAAACTTGTGATGGTTGCGCAAATATAGTATCATCAACTGGCCCAATAAGTTTTACTGCCGGGTCTGAATACTCCATAGATGTTTCTGCAGATGAATACTGACCTCCAACTTCATTAAATATATCTAATGTTGACACGGTTAATACCCCATTTGTATTTTGAATAATACTTCTAAGTTCTGATAAATAGACATTTTGGCCTAATTGTCTTGTTTGAGGGTTAAAATATGTTGATACTTTATCAATAACACTTGAAATAACTTGTCCTGAGTTTTGAGCGGAATCTAAAACAATTGCAACATCAACACTCAAATCAATAACTTCAGCACTGAATATAGAAATATAATCATTCATCATTCGGTAATTTGATAAATAATTTGCAATGTTTTGTCTTAAAGTATTTGAAACAATGTTTGTTAATTTACCTGAAGTATCAAAAGATAATATTTGAATTAAAATTTTATTATTATTTTCGGTAATAGAAACTTTAGCGGGTGCACCAAATTGGGACGGCATGTTTCTAATAATTGATTCATAATCTTGTACTGTTACTGCCCTTTTTTGTGCTGAAAAATTAAATGAAACGTAATTTCTAATTTCTTCCAATGAGGGAATTCCCGCTCCACCAACAGCTGCCGTGACATTTACACATCTTAATGAATTAACTACAGTAGAGTTTGTTGTTTCAGAAGGCCCATTAACATAAAAAGATATGGTACCTAATTGATTAATTACATTTGAACCTAAATTTGTTGCTAATCCACCACCAACTCTATATTGAATAAACAATGTTGAATTTGGAGATAATGCCGAACCTAATGAAAAATTATTTGAGTATTTTTGAAGTTCTAATGTGGTACCTAAAGTTGTGAATTGGTTTAATTGGTCTTGAGCAGTGTTTGTTCCTCCACCAAATGTCATTTTTTTAAATCCTTCAGGTGTAAATTCCGTAATAAATCTATTTTGTGTTTGAATGTATTTTCCAACTTTAATTCCAGGTTGGTCGGAAACTTTTGTTAAGTCTTCAATAAAAACTCGGTCTTCCGCCAAAGCATCTACCTCATACCATTTATTATCTAAACCTAAAAACTCTGCAGTTGTCGGTGTATTTGTATATTGTGTACCATTTTTTAATATGACACTTGTAATACCTAATACGTTCTTTTCTGGTAAAAATAATTCAAAGAAAGGTTTAACATCATTTGCACCAATAACTCTTTTAAATACTTTTGTTATACCATTAACAACAACTTCTCTTTTTGTAATAGTATAATTAACTAAAATATTATTAGAATTAAAGTTTGGAATTTTTAGTCTATTTGGAAACCCTTGGGAATTATATGGTGAAGCAAAATCAATATCATTAACATTTTCAAATACAATTCCAGCCCCGACAACTTGTGACCCTCTTGTTAATATTCCAAGATATCTTTCATCTTCTTTATCACCAAAAGCAGGAACTGTAACTGAAAAATCAACCAAAGAAACTGAAGGTCTTTGACCTGGTAATTTTAATCCGTAAGTTCTAGCGATATTATATATTGATGACCTTTGTTGTGCATATTGTAATACTGTTTCCTGAATACTTCGGTCAATATTATAATGTAAGTTGTCAGCAATTGCAGCATTTAAATCAATAAATACGGAAAATATTGAAGCGTCATTAAAATCTTGGATTAAGTCAGGATAGTAAGTTTTAGTATAATTTAAAAGTTCTGTCCTAATTGACTGATAATCTCTTGTTGCGTATGATATTTTATTATTTGCCATTTATATTAAATATTAATAATAACAAAATCACTCTGTGCGTATGTTGAGCCGTTTGTTGAGTAATCTAATCTTATTTTTGCGGTGTATTCAGAAGTTCCTTTACCCGGAAATCTGTAAATTGATGATTCACTAGTTCCCACAAAATTTTGACCTGTTGCAATATCAACTTCTTCTTCTGGGTCTGCAGGTAATATACTTAAACTATTA